ACCTGTCCACATTGTCCCGTTTTTCCCGCCTTCCGGGGGTTGAAGGTGATCCGTAACGACCATTACGACCATAACGACCGGTACCAACGCGCCCGTGTGTTATAACGCGCCCGCATGTGGGGTTGTGCCCTCGTGTGCCCTTTTGTGGTCTCAGGGAGTCCTCACCTTCCGAGCATTCCGAGCGTATCGAGCAGTACCAACGCGCGTGCTTGATACAACGCGGGCGGGCGTGTAGACCTGTTCGGATGTGTTCGGTTTTTATGCCTATAAGGGGAGGAGTTGTTGTCATTGTGCAGAGTCACTTCTTCCGCGGGCGGGGGTGCCGTCCGGTGTGTCCTCTGTCTGAGGGGTGCGGGCGGGGCGTGGCGGGGCGCGCGGTTCCTTTTCTGAAGTGTATCATGCCCGCTTGAGAGGGCGGGCATGTATGCACCCTCCTTAAATATCTTAAATATATTAGGGTTTTTTGCGCTTCATAACTCATTCACTGTTAATGGTGAAAAATTTTCTTACTGCACGGTTACCCCCCATTTACTGCACGGTTACCCCCCATTTACTGCACGGTTACCCCCCTATTTATAAAACTGCCGTAACTCTTTCTATTTACGGGGGTTAGGTTACAAATACCAAGACAATCCCGCGCGTCCTTGTACACCCGTTTTTTCTATCACTAGCCTTTCAAATTAAGGCGGTTATGTGCCATTTTTTGGCGTTCGTTTTTGCGCGTTTTTCTACCGTAAGTCTTTCTATTTACGGGCGTTACGTTATGCTATTTTTCACCTTTTCGCGCTCTATTTTGCGCGTTTTTTCCCCACTAGCCTTTCAAATTAAGCGGGTTACTCCGGTAATGGTATTTTACCCCCGTTTTTGGTGAATCGTTTCCCCCCTCTTTTTAGCCCTTTTTCAGGTGCTGGCGTCCTCACTTTTTAGAGGTCTTCTTCTTCCGTTTTGCTTTAGCAATCCGTTCTGCCTTCCTCTCTAGCCGGGCGGTCTGATCCGGGTAGTTGTTCCAGGTGATTTTTATTAGAAGGTTCTTGAAGGTCTCATAGTTCATGGAACTGATCTCTTCATCTGTGAGAGGTGTTGCGTTACTGTGGCAATACTCCCATGTAAGAGTGTCCGCTATTGCGTCCATGTCGCGTTCAAAACGGCTGATAATGCGTTGATCTACGTGTTGCCCCGCTTGCATTACTTCCTCAATCGTTGGCATTTCAGAGGAGGAAGCTAGGAGAGTCTCTACTGATAGAATGTCTTCGTTAGGCTTCCCGACATTCATGTTCTTGTGTTCAGATATCTTTCTTAGGAAGTAGTAGCTATTGGGGTTCTTCTTAGAATTGATCTCCAGTAGTTGCTCAGGGTAAGGCATAACGGGATAACCTAGAAGAAGGTTGTAGAATTCTTCCGTGAAGGAGACGTATAGGAAGCCGTTCTTGATAGGCTTGTCCTCTGTCATTGCTGAGAGAATACGGATCTTTGTCTTTTTATAGGTGATCTCTGAATTCCAGATAGCGTTCAGGTCTTCCTCTACTTGTTGTCTCAGAGCCTTGAGATCTTTCAATCCTCTCATTCTCGCTAGATCCTTTATGGAGAGAGATAGCTTGCGGTGTTTAGCTCCCCCTTCCGTGAGTACTACCGTTAGCGTGTCTAGTAGTTGGTATGTTGTTGTTCTGAATCCTCTCAGTCCTCCCGTATAGTTGAAGAGTGCTAGTTGCAGTTCTCCTTTTGTGGTAATGGCGGTTCTCGTGATCGTGTTCACTTCCGTATTCCTCCCCTCTTTGGTTGTCATCTTCGTTAGGGTATTTGATACGGTGCCTTGTCGGATCGTGTGGAATTCCTTTTGAGATGCGGGGATCGTGTTTGTTGTCAGGGTCTCAATTCTTCTCCCCTTCCCTACTTTCTGCCGTCTCGTCATTGTTTCCCCTCCCCTCCATACATCAGGCGATATATTAGAGCGTCTACCCGTCCTAATAGTTGGCGGGCTTCAGTAGTGAAGCCTTGTTGCTTCAGTTCCGCCTTTAGTTCAGTTATTGCTTTATCTGAGGGATGAAGCCCTTCTGTTTCTAGTGGTGAGAATATTTCCTTTAGAATGGATCTCTTCCGCTCTTTCTCTTTAGCGTCTCCGTGAACATTACGGTAGAAGGTGTATAGTTGGTTGTTGAAGCGGTCTAGTTTCTGTTCAAATTTACCGGGGTCTATTCTTGTTGTTTCCGCTAGATCCTTGATCTCGTACACGTCTTCAAATATCCGCATTAAGGCGTTGAAGGTGTAAACGTACTGTAAGGCGGGGTAAATATAGGATTCCGCATAATCTTCAATCTCCTCCCGTCCCTTCTTCCCTAGGCTGTAAATGTCTTCAAAAAATGACAACGGGCTTTTCTCTTCGATATAGTCCCCGCGGGGATCTACTACTACCGCGGGCGGGTTCTTGAGAATAGCTACTCCTCTTCTTAAATATCGTGAGAGTCTATCTTTACTCTCTGTGTTAGGTTCCGCGTTTAGAAGGGTATTGATGATCCCGACATTGTAGTTTCCTTGATCGTCAGGCTGTAAATATTTGTAGCCTATGATGCCTAGATCCGCTAGCTCCCCTCTAGTCGTGAAGTCCTTGAATAGTTCCGTGGGCTTGAGTTCCCGCGCGCTGGGTACGTTGTCCTTGATGTAGGTTGTGATGAGGTTAATTAGGGCGGGGTAACCTTCCTCTAGTGCGTCCAGAATGGATCTATTCCATTTAATGTCCGGGATAACTAGTAAGTCATATGCGGTAAGCCCCGCGGGGAGGTCTTCGCAATAGTGCCATTCTATAGGGATGTTCAATCCAAGTGCTTCCCATATATACCGGGCGTTTTTTGAAGTGAAGGGAAGTATAGGCTCATATATGGAGCCCATGGCGTTTTTCACTATGATACGCATTTCCAGTTCTAGGGTGACATTGGCACCGTATAGGGTTTTGCCCGTGCGCTCCATTACATACTGCTTTATTGCCTTCCCCCCTCTGAAGAATAGCTCTTGGCACTTAGGGAGGATGTTCTTTTTGTAGCGTTCGATAGCGTGGGCGGGGGTCTCACCTTTTTTAGGTTCTATGCCGTGAAGCTTGATATATTCCCGCTCCGTGGCTTCCTCCCATGCCTTGTCCGTCATCTGATCACTCCTCCGCCCGTCCGGTAAGGTGTAGTAAACCTCCCGCATGGCTTCGATGTAGAAACTAGATAAGGCTTTAGATGAAGCGGGGATCTCCTTCAGGGATTCCAGTTCCTTCTTTATTGGTGCGGGTATGTCCTCCCCTTCCTCTACCGCTCTTCTGAAGTGAGAGAGGAGAGAAAGTAAGAGATAATAGAAAAACACTTTCCCCTTCCGGATTGATTCTACCTCCCCCGCCACTGTCTTCTTGTACTGCTCTTCCGTCATGATGAGGGGTGTGTTCTCTAATGCCCTCAATGCTTCATCACTCTTTTCTACTTCGTGGAAGATGTAAAGAAGGCGGTAATAGCCGTTGTCAAATTGGTTGTAGATCTCCTCCCGCCGGTTGTATGTGTCCAGAACTGCTTTCTGTAAGTCCGTATAGACGCTATAGACGCCGTATTCTTCCGCCGTGGTGAGGGTGCCAACCATTTTCACTAGATCATCTTGTGTGATGAGTGGCTTTTTGACGTCATCGTTTTGTTGCCTAACATCCGCTAGGAGTTGATACATTAGGAGCCTTCCTACTTCCGCGCCTTTCCACTTCTTCTTTCTGGGATTCAGTAGACGCTTTAGTTCTGCCTTCTGATCGTTGTCTTGCTTGCTCATACCCGCGCGCTTGTTTCTTGTTGTTCTAATGGTCTAGTTCAACTGCCGTGTATAGTCCTTTTTACCCTCAATTCTACTTCCGCTAATGATAATTTGTGGAAGTAGGATATTTTCAGGCGGGGTTCTTTGGTTGTGTGTGTTACTCGTTACTTCCCCGCCGTCTCTTCCGCCTTCTTCCGCTTGTCGCGGTCTCTGATCTCCGGTGCTCCGGTAAGGATGAAGTCTTGTAGCGTGTCTTTGGATACTCTCCAGTACTTGCCTATCTTAACCGCGGGGAGATGCCCCGCCTTGATGTGGTTGTATAGGGTACGCTTGGTTACTTGTAGGATCCCCGCTACTTCGTCTAGGTTGTAGATGATAGGTTGTTGCTCCATGGTTATTCCTCCCCGTCTGTAGTTTGTCCGTCCCCGCGGGCTGTAAGGTTGTCCAGTGCGTCCTCTAGGAAGATGTTGGCTAGATTGTTCATGGATGTTCCCTCAATGTTGGCGCGCTCTTTTAGCTTTTTGTAGACGCGGGGAAGTAGGAGAAGTTGTATTCTCTGGCTTTTGGTCTCAGGGCGTCTAATGTCCATCATCTTGCGCGGGGCGTTGTCCTTGCTTCCTTCTGGGGTGCTAGCACCTTCCGCTTGAGGTGCTACAACCTCCGCGGGTGTGGTTGTCCCCGCCGGGGTCTCTTCTTCGCTAGCTGGGCTAGCTGATGAGATGAAAGCAAGCGCGGGATTCATTGCGGGGTTGATATTGTCTCTGAATGTCTTCTTTTGGGGTGTTGTCATTGTTGTTCCTCCAGTAGTTCAGTTAGTAGGTTGTTGTAGTCGATAGCTCCGTTACTCTTGGGAGCGTAATTGAAGATACTTTGTTTAGTGGCTTGCGCTTCAACTAGTGCAATACACTCCCTCACTTGGGTACGGTAAAGGCGGGTGCTCAGGGTGCGGGCGGTTGTGTCCAACATCTCCGCTACTTCCCTCCGGATAATGGAGCGGGCGTTGTATCGTGTGAGGACAATTCCAAGTATGGACAAGGCGGGGTTACAATACCTACGGACTGTCTCAATTGTGGCGTGCAGTTGGGCTAGTCCCTGTAAGGAGTAAATGTCAGCTTGAGCGGGGATAATTACACCACCGCTTGCCGTTAGGGCGTTTATCGTGAGGATGCCTAGCGCGGGCGGTGTGTCTATGATGCAGAAGTCATAACTCCCCGCCACTGTCTCCAGTGCTTCCTTGAGCCGGTATTCTTTGCCCGTGGTTGTGATGATCGTGTCCGCGCTTGCTAGAGCGGGGGAGCTTGCCACAATGTCCCCGCCCGCTAGATGCTGTATTTCGTCTCTAGTGGTCTCCGGGCGTTGAAGGATGCCTAGAGCGTTGTAACCTTCCGCGGTATTTGCGCCCGCTGTAAAGCTCAGGTTCCCTTGTGGATCCAGGTCTACAAATAGGACTTTATACCCTCTGAGAGTGAGTCCAGAGCCTAGCGCGTGGGCGGTTGTGCTCTTCCCTACCCCGCCTTTTTGATTGCATACTGCTATGACTTTCATTCTTGATCCTCCCGTGGGGAGTTTCTTGTTATTAGAGCTTAGCTAGAGCGTCCTTGAGTAGTTCCATCTCTTCATCTGAGAGAGTGAGACCCTTCATCAGGGTTACCTTTTCCGGTGTTCTCCTCCAGGTTCGCAAGTCATACTTGGGAGCTTCCCCGTTGTAGGAGATGAGGTTGAGTTCCTTGCTAATGGCTCCGTTCTTCGATAGCACCGCTAGTTGCCGGGTGATCTCATAACTGAATGTCTCTCTTGTCATTGGTACCTTCTTTCTATTGGTTAGGGTGAGGGGTTACGTTATGCAGCCGTTTAGAAAATGGCTTTAGTGATTGCGTCACTACATCCGTTCTTCATGCGGTCTAGGCTGTGGTTGTAGATCATGGTAGTTGCAATATTGGCGTGTCTTGCAAACTGCTGTACCTCTGCCAATTCCTTCCCCGCTAATAAGGACAAGGTAACCGCGGTATGTCTCAGGCTGTGGGCGGTTAGTCTGTCTGAGTTGAAGCCCGCTTGCTTGAGCCTTGTTTTGACGGTGCCACTAATGGAGCGGGTTGTTAGTCTCTTGCCCGTGCTATTGTTGCTCAGACTGGTGAAGAGTGGCTCTTCTTCCGCCACTTCCCCGCGTGTCTTGAGGTAGTCCCGTATTGCCCGTTCTACCGGTTCGGATATTTTGACAAACTCCGTTTTCTCCTGTCGTCCCTTCCCCTGTACGTACAATACGGTATGATCTCCTAATGTCCTCATGTCCGCAATATTGGCTCTTGATACTTCGATATCTCGCAAGCCACATGTCACCATTAGAGAAAGGATTGCGTAATCTCTGATGCCTTGTACTGAGTCCCGCTTGATGTTGTCCAATACCTCCCGTACCTGTCTTGAGGTGAGGTAGTCTTTCTTGTGGGCGCGGTCTAGCTTGGCTCCCTTGAGGTGCTCCGTGATATTGGTTGAGTAGATGCCTTCTTGAGCTAGATAGGAGAAGAATAGCTTGCAAGCGGTGATGTAGTTTTGAACGGTAGTAGGCTTTTTCCCGCTAGCCTTTAGTTCATCTCTGAAGGCTATTACATCTTCCCGCGTGGGCTTGCTGATGCCATTAAGGGAGAAGTAGGCTACAGCTTGCTTGAGTGCCTTTTTATAGGTCTCAATTGTCTTAGGTGACGTGTCGAGATAGGCGATAAAGCGGGAAAGTAGTTCCTCACTTATAGCCGGTGTAGCTACAATGATTGAGTTTGTTGCTTGGACTGTGAGCGCGTTCATAGTGTATCTACTCCCTTCTTGCGTGTTGTGTGTACTAGTTCTACAGATATGTTCTCTGTAGTAGTTCTCCGTACACTTCCGCTTTAGTCTTTTCATGTCCTCACGTCAATACATCTTTTCATATAACGGTGTATTGTAGGGAGTTGCGGGGTAAGTGAGGAGAGATAAAACGGGGAGGGGTGAAGCGGTGAATGCTCCCTCCCTCCCCGGTGTGGTGTGAATGCTGCTATTCAATTTTACGAATGCAGCCGTTCACATGTCGTGAATGCAGCCGTTTAGTTTTTACCCTCTGAGAAGTAATTGAAGCGGGGGTAATAGTTGTATTCTAGCTTGGTTCCTGTACTGCCATTACGGTTCTTGAGGACAACCAATTCTACGCGCCGGGGATCTCGTTGCTTCTCCTCTGTGGCGTTGAAGTTATCCTCTCCCGCGCCTTCCAACTGTAGACCTATGAGAACGTCACTACTGTACTCAATAGCCCCGGATTCCTTGAAGGCTTCCATGGTTACCGCTTGGGAATAATTGGCGCGGTTGAAGGAACTAATGGCGATAACGGGGGTTTTGTAGTCCCTACTGATGCGCTTCAGTTCCAGAACTGCCTTGTCTGTGTTCTGCTTGTCGCTTGCCCGTTCGTTGTAGGGTGCCAATATTTGGAGGTAGTCGATAATCACAACGGGGGTATTCCCTGTAATGGACTTGTGACGTTCTACCGCCTTCCTCACGTCATCAGCTCCAACATCTCCCATGCCTTCGATAATGTAGAGATGATCCGCATAACCGCTATAAGTGATAAAGGCTCCCTCTATGAGTTCCTTTTCCTCTTTGCTGTATCGTTCATTGAGCTTGCCCGCGGTGATCCCTCTAGTAGTCTTCGCGTTCCTCACGTCCCCGCCATTGTTGAGGACAAGCTGTAGGGTTGTCCTACTAATGCTTTTAGCCATTAGTTCGGTTCTCGCCATCTCTAGGCTAAAAATGAGTACATCTTGCCCCGTTATGGCTATTTGATCCGCAATCTGAGCAATTAGGGTAGTCTTGCCTAGAGAAGAAATAGCTCCCACAATATACAAGCCTTCGTATAGCCCGCCTTCCAGCGCGTCATCTAGGGAGGGGAAGCCGGTAGAAATAGAAGGGGTGTTAGCACTCTCCTTGATGCCTTGTCTGAAGCTCTGAATGTAATGTAGGGTTGAAGTGTGGAGGTAGTCTTGCAGTCTCTTTGCTTGTTGTTCTTCCTGTAAACGCTCCCCGCGTTCTATGGCCACTCTGAAGGCTTCCTTGTCCTTCTGTAGTGCTTCATTGGCGTCCTTGCATGATCCCGCGGGGTTGTAGCGGTAGAAGGGGATGCTCAGGGCGTCTAGTCCCTCCATTAGTTCCTTAGTGGCTCTGTCCCCGCCGTTGTCATTGTCGAGTGCTAAAATAAGCGGTTGTCTGGGCTTTTCCTTAGCTACTAGATCTAGGAATTGTCTAGCCATGCTAGTTGATCCAAGTGCTACCGCTTCCCCTCCAACATCTAGGATGCTCAGGGCGTCTATTTCGCCTTCCACAATGTAGATAGGCTTGCAACAATAGTAGAGACATCCAGTATTGAAAAGGTGAGTATTCCCTACTTTCTGTTTAGTGAATCCGCGTTGTTTTTCCGGGATCTCTCCAGGGTTCCTAGTGTCGCGGGCTAAATAGCTCCCCTCACTTGTAGGGATGATAATGCGGGGTGTTGCGGGTGCATTAGGTGTTTTGGGGTGCCTCCAGTTCTCCGCATATCCTACATTGTATTCATTTAGCGTCTCGTAAGAGATCCCGCGGTAGTCTCCCTTTAGGTTCTCGTTCCAACGGTTGAAGTCCTCCGTATAGTCCGCGGGGGTGTTGTCCTCTGTAGTGCCTTGAGGGGTGCCTTGTGGGCGGTGTTGCGGGGCGGGGCGGGTGTATTGGCGGTTGTCGTCTTCTTCGCTTATTGCTAGCCCGTATAGTTGGCGGGCGAATGCTAGTTGCCCCTTGTAGTCTTCTATGCCTTCATGTAGCCGGATGAGATCGAATATATCCCCGCCGGTGTTGCATTTAGAAAAGCAAGTCCATCTGATGCCGTCCTTGATGTAGAAGGCACCGGATCCGTTCTTGCCTGTACCGCTCCCGCATAACGGGCAAATATAGCCCCCGTGTTTGCTTTTAGCGGTGATCCTCTCTACGTAATCTTTCAGGTAGAGCTTTAGTTGTTCTCTGTCGTCAGAGTCCATCTTGTTTCCTTTCTTTTGTTATGCTTGTTGCAGTAGTTGCTCAGGTGAGCGGTTGTTGTAGGGAGGGGTGAGGTTACAACGCGGGCGCGTGTGCACGTGTGGGGTTGTCCTCTCGTGTCCTCTCCTGTCCGGTAAAGAATTAAAAAATGTTAACATTTTGAGGAGTTGCAGAGCTTCCCGCGGGTGCACTTCCAGCGCGGGGAATTATGCTACTTTTTGCACGTCTCACTTCTGTTTCTGGTTTTGGGGTGTTAGGCGTTGTCATTGTGTGAGTTGTATCTATTTTACGGGGGATGAAGTGTTAAAAAATGTTAACATTTTTGCACGTTATTTTGCCCCGTCTGAGGGTGCCTTGTGGGAGGGGTTGAGTTAAAAAACCATAACATTTTGAGAGATGCGGGGAGGGTGCCTTGTTACCGTGTGGAGAGATCCGCCTGTAAGGGAGAATGTCGGCTCTGCCGTCCCCGCGGGATCGTCCGTTGTCCCCGTTGTTGAGTTTTTTGATAAAATCCAGGATCTCAACTTTTCTCAACTTCCCGCCACTGTCCCCGCGGGTGTGTCCACTGTCTGAGGGGTGATTGCTCAGGCGGGGGAGGGGTGCGGGTGTGTCTCTCCCCGCGCGTGTAGACCTGTCCACATTGTCCCGTTTTTCCCGCCTTCCGGGGGTTGAAGGTGATCCGTAACGACCATTACGACCATAACGACCGGTACCAACGCGCCCGTGTGTTATAACGCGCCCGCATGTGGGGTTGTG